GCAAATTGAGCTTCTTGCAGCATTTGCGGGTTCGGGGTCTACGCCAACGATCACGTATGAGTCTGCTCTAGTGCTGGCCAGACCGTAAGGAGTTAGGCGCAATGGCAGTTCGCTCAACAATGCTACCGCTTATTAAGCGCGTGCGAACACTGATCAACGATCCGTCAAGTACAACATTCGACGATCAGACGATACAAGATGTCTTGGATGAGTCACGCATTGATATGTACAACGTGAGACTTCAGCCACAACTGACCTTTGCGCCAACTATTCAATTCCTGGACTACTTTAGTGATTTAGGGGGCTGGGAAGAAGACTATGTATTCAAGCAGTATCTGACGGTGCAAGTTACACCGTCAGTGCTTGAACCAATTGCTGGTCATTTTCATTTTTCACAACCGACATTTCCACCGGTCTATATAACCGGAAAAATCTATGATATCTATCGTGCTGCTGCTGACCTGTTGGAGCGGCTGAAGATGCAATATGCATTGCAATTTGGCTTTAGCTCCGATGGGCAATCATTCCAACGGCAACAGATTGTCCCGAATATCGATCTGGTGATCAAGGGCTATCGCAAGCAGCAGAGACCAGGATCTATCCAGATGACGAGATCTGATCTTAATGGACAGGGTAATCAGCCGTCGTTAGGGGCGTCTGTCGTCGATTACATCGCGACGGGGGATAACTGATGGCTGGATTACTTTCTGCTGCACAACTCTCGCAGATCGCCACGACGGTGGCTAGCTCGCTTGATCAGTCTTTACCGTTAAAGCGCAAGTCGTCAACGCCTACAGCAGACAGCTATGGCCATGACACCACACCGTATGTTCCTACTGGAAATATCGCCTGCACAGTAGCCAAGCCAACCGCTAGTCAGCTCCAGCTCTATGCCGGGATCATCGCCTCTCAGCGAGCCATGATGATGCGTGCCATGCAAACGACGGATATCAGGGAAGGCGACTGTGTGACCTATGACTCGCTCGATTGGACAGTGCATGGTGTCGAGAATGCAGGCTCGTACAGTGTGACCAAACAATTTGTGATTGTGACGGTGGTGTGATGGCTGAAGAATTCAACAACTGGTCAAAGCTCGCTGATGCATTGGTCACTGCACAAAGCCAGGTCATTCGCAAAACTGCTTTTGACTGCCAGGGACATATTCAAGCAGAGATCGACAATCAAGGCTTGGTGGACACTGGCTTCATGAAAGGTGCTATCTATGTCGTCACGTCACAAGAGAGCACCTATGGGCAGGGTCCACCACCTCCTGAAGGAGCGTATCTTCTGCCTGAAGTCGAGCGACCGAGCGACGGCACGACTGCCTACGTAGCAGGAGGCGCAAATTACACATGGTGGCAAAACCATGGGACGCACTTGATACCAGCGCACGGATTTTTCGAAAAGGGTATGGATAGGGGAAAAGCAGGGATGGATGAGGCAATGAAACTGATCAATCAGAAGTGGGAGGAGATAGGGCATTGAGTGAGAGCAACGTGGCCATAGCTTATGTGATCGCCACGTGCAAGGCTGATTCTGCTCTGGTAGCAGTGGCCACCGGCGGCGTGCTCAATGGTGGTGCCCCAATCGGAACGATACTGCCATATGTGGCCATCTTCCCACAACAGCCAGGAAGCGACGTGCGAACTGGCAACCAGACCAGGCTCATGGTGCATGTGCTCCTGCAAATCAAAATGGTGGGATACATCGATCAAGGGGCCTACGACGCATTAGAGACAGGAGCAAATGAGATAGATGCACTCTTTGGGAACAAGAAGAATCCAGCTCCTGGCATATTGGCCTGCTACAGAGAGCAGATTGTTCAGTATCCTGATCCGAAGCTCGTGAACGGTCGGCAAGTCGAACATAAAGGCGGCCTCTATCACTTTGAAGTGCAGGCTAGCTAAGGAGGAATTCAATGGCTGGAGAGATTGGTAGCAGTCTACAGCAGGTACGGTTCAAGCCTGAAGCGACGCGTGGAACGCTCGAAACGACCGGCTACAAAATCATTGATGCCTGGACCTACAAAGACGGCCCGAAGATGGACACAACAGGAAGCAGGCCGGCTGGACGCAAATACGAGGCGAAAGGCGCACGCACGCTAAATCGCGAATGGTCGGAGTTCTCCATTGATAGTCCAGAGATGTGCTACAACAGCATTATCTATATTATGGCATCCGTCTATGATTCTCTTTCTCCTGCTGCACATGGTTCGTCGTCAACTGCGAAAGACTGGGCAGTAACTCCCCAAGTTGCCGATTATGCAAACTCTAAGACCTACTCTATCGAGCGTGGTGATTCTAATCGTGCGCATAACTATGCATATGGCCTGTTTAAAAAGTTCAGCTATAAGCACGATACAAAGGGCGCTTCCTGTACCGTCGACGGCTTCGCTCAGAGGCTAGCAGATGGGACATCGCTGACGAGTAGCCCGACGCGTATACCGTGCCTGCCAATGTCTGCTACGCACTTCAATCTCTATCTTGATACTGCGTCTGGGTCAATCGGATCGACACAATTGACCAAGTTTATCAGTCACGAGCATACATTTGATGGCGTGTTTGGTCCTGCTTTCTTTCAGAATCGCTCAAATCCTTCCTTTGCCTCGCATGTCGATATGGCACCAAAGACAACCGGCAAGATTATGCTGGAGGCGGATAGCAACGGCATGGCATGGTTGCCGTATATCCGCGCTACGACACCGCTATACTTCAGAGTGGAGGCGCAAGGGCAGGTGATCGACAACCTGCAAATTGTGACCTTGGGCACGCAATCGAGCGGAAACTTCAAATTGACATACAAAGGACAGCAGACAGCAAACATTGCTTACAACGCTGCTGCAAGTGCTGTCCAGAGTGCACTGCTCTTGCTTTCCACTATTCCAGCCGGGACAGTCACCGTTTCAGGCTCAAATGGAGGTCCCTACTCCATCATCTTTAGCGGTTCCCTCTCCCAAGACACAACGGCTCTTACTGCCGATTTCTCTGCACTCACAACACCCGGCAACGCGAGTCTCAACAGCACTGCACAGAGCTACGACAAATTCGTGCATGACATGTGTATCGAGGTGAGTGCTCCACAGGACTTTACTGATTCAGAAGGTGTATTTGCCACTGGCTATGAGTACACGGTGGTAGAAGATGCGACGTGGGGGAAAGCTCAGGTACTTACTGCTACCAACCTACTTACTGCTTTATAAGGATTTCTTAATGCCTATCAATATTGAAAAAATGGCGGCTGATACCGCTACTATCACGATCACGGCAGGTGAGGACAGTGCGCAAATCGAGTACTCTCCTGCACTTGTAACCGAAGACATATTCTCTAAATTGCTCGCATTTTATAGCCTGCAAGCCATCGCAGAGACAGGCAATGAACAAGATATCGTCGGCAAATTCACGAAAGTCTTCGCCGACCTAAACGAGACGATTGTGTACCTCGTGCGGTCATGGCAGATTTATGCAACGGTAGAGGACGAGAAAGCAGGAAAGGCGTTTCCGCTTGAAGTGTCTGCACTTGTTCGCCTGCCTCTCAAGATTCGCATGGCAGTGATACGAGGCATTATGGCAGACATCCGCCCGGAATCTTTAGCGGCTCAGGAGACCGAAGTCACCCCGAAATTGTAGCCTTGAGCCGCTATCTTTTCTTGAGGCAAGAGACGGACACCGCATATATGCCTGAATGGTACCCACTGTTTAAAGCAGCAGAATACTGCCATTGCCCACCGTGGGAGCTTTTAGGACAAAGCGTGTGGTGGAAGGATAAGGCGCTGATCGCCTTGAGTGCAGAGAATAAGGCAGCAGAATTACGACAAAAATATCTGAACTGGTCATAGGAGAATGTATTGAGCATAGTTGCAAGTCAGCTCATTGGTGAGGTCTCGATTCGTGGGGCTGACCAGGGCCAGCAACAACTGAATGAGATGGATCAGGCCACAAGCAAAACAAAGAGTGGTCTGTCTGGCTTGCAATCAGCTTCTAACGAGGCTAGTTCTAGTCTGATTGGGCGCTTCGCCGGGGCCGTTCGTGGGTCGATCAGCGGACTCGTTGATTTTGGCAAAAATGTTGGCATGGCTGTCATGGGCTATGAGCAACTAGCTCATACGGCCGTCTCATTAGCCTCCTCTCTTCTCCAGCCAGCTGCTAGCGCTGAAATGGTCCAGACGAGTCTGACCACAATGCTAGGGAGCACAAAAGCCGCCAAAGAAGAGATGCAAGCTCTTGACCAGTTCGCTAGTCAGACACCTTTTGAGACGATGGATATCGACCAGGCCGCCCTTAAAATGCAGGCGGTTGGCATCTCGACCCAAAATGTTATTCCCGATCTCAAATCACTTGGAGATGGCCTGGCAGCTCTCGGCAAAACAAGTGGTGCTGATCTGGATATGGTGGTGTCCTCATTCGACAAGATTCAGACCAGCGGACACCTAACTGGTGACGTGATGATGTCGCTCTCTGATATGGGTATCAATGCATGGGGGATACTAGAAAAGCAGACAGGGAAGACGCACGACGAATTAGAGAAGATGATCAGCGGGGGCCTCTATCCTGCTGCTGATGCGATGCGAGATCTGACCCAGGGCATAGAAGCAAATCCACTCTATAAAGGGCAGATGGCAACGCAAGCCAATACCATGACTGGTCTGGTGAGTACACTCAAATCGAACTGGGATCAAATGCTTGCCTCATTTGGCTCTCCAATCCTCAAGAGGCTAGAACCGATCATTAGCAATATCGGGTCGTCGCTTGCCTCACAGGGATTCAAGGATTTTGCAGGTGGGGTAGGGCAGGGGATCGTTGACGCGTTTAGTGATATTGGCAAGGCTGCTAACTATGTCGGTAATATTCTGCGAACAGTGCATGTACAAGATTTTGCTGCTGCATGGCAAGATGTAAAATTTGCCGTGGGTCAACTTGTAGGGGATTTTGGACGACTTGGGGCTAGCCTGCATCCTGTCTCCACTGACTTTGATCCTCTTGCAGACAAAATCCAGTCGCTAGCACAGGGTGGACTGAACCTTTTGACCAATGCCCTGAACGGCGCGTATGTTGCTCTGTCCGCTGTAGATGGCTTGTTTCATGGTGGGAAAGGGCCGCTGGAGGACTTCATTAATACGCTCAAGCCGTTTGGTCCTGATCTGCAAAATATAGCTAATCTACTAGGAGGGCAGTTCAGACAGGCATTCCAGTTTGCCAGTACTGAGGCCAAGCAATTTGGAGACTGGTTCCGCTCTCAAGTCGTACCCGCGCTAAAAGACGCGCTCCCTGGCTTTCTCTCTTTGGCTCATACTCTTCTGGAGAACGTCGTTCCTGCCATCATCCATATTCGCGGCGAAGCCCAACAATTTATTGAGCATGTCATTCAAAAATTTGGCCCACTGATCGGGCAAACCATACCTCCCCTGATACGATTTGCAGGCATTTTCGCACAAGATCTATCAGCAGGCCTAAAAATCGTCGTGCCATATGTGGAAAAAGCAGCAGATGCATTTTTTAAATTTGCAGACGGTGTGATGGATAAAGTACAGCCCATTATCGATAAAATGATGCCATCTATCATTTATGGGGTACAAACGGTACAAACACTATGGAATGTAATGTGGCCTTCCATGCAGCAAGTATTGCAGGGAGTTTGGCGAACAATACAGGGCGTCGTGCAAATTGCGTGGTCTCTCGTGTCTGGAATCATTCTTGTTGGGCTAGATATTTTAGGTGGAAATTGGGGTCAAGCCTGGACGGATATACAAAACATGCTTTCTGGCGTTTGGGCTGGTATACAAAATTTCATGGGTGGACAGATGGATGCATTGAAAGGTGTCCTTAATGGAGTGAATGCATTTGTTGATCACTTCCTTGTTCAGCCATTTAGAGATGCGATGGGTACTATAGGTGGCATTTTTGGCAATATCGGTAAGCTGATCAGTGATACCACGTCTGGAAATTTCGGGGCGCTCCCTGGTGACGTGCATGCCCTTGGGTTCGCATCTGGTACATCGTTCGCACCTGGCGGCTTGGCCCTGGTGGGCGAGGCCGGACCCGAATTAATGTACGTGCCTAGAGGTGCACAGATCTTCCCGGCTGGCCAGACACAGCAGATGCTCACTGGCGGCTCGTCGGGTGGAAGGCCGATAACCGTTGTGCTGGAGCTTAACCAGCATCAGTTTGCTAGAGCCACTTTGCCAGTGCTGACAGATAGCATAAGACTACACACGGGGGTGAGAGCATGAGCGGATTCGGAGCAACACCAAAGGGGAGCGACACCATACCACTGGGAAGTATAGCCATTCCAGATGGGACGGGAACACTCTATGTGATTAAGGGCGGCAATGGCGTTTCTGATGCTGCTGGAAAGATTGCCTCCATATGCTTTGTAGTCGACACGACGACCATTCTCAATCAAGTCAGCGCGGCTAAAACGATCACTGGCAACAGCGCAGACCTCAACGTCTCTGCATTTCGTGAGGTGGCGATCGACGCCAATATCAGCGCTGTATCAGGCACGTCCCCAACGTTACAACTGTTCATAGACAGAAAAGGAGCCGACGGCATTTACTACCAGATTTGGAACAGCGCGAGCATTACGGCAGTGGGAACCGCGAGCGATAGCATTGGGCCTGGACTGAACAAAAATCAGTCGCTTGGTTCAACGATTCGTCTGCGTTGGGTGATTGGTGGAACAACACCGTCTTTCACGTTCTCGGCTTCGATAATCGGAAAGTAGAACAAAATGGCAAAATTAGCACAAAGAGCATTAAGCGCTCCCGTCTGGTATTCAGATGACGGGTGCAATTTTGTGCTAATTGGAGGTCAGCCGATATTCGTAGAGGCCGGTAGCCTGACTATTGATTCGACGATTGGGCGTCGAAGCACTGCATCATTTCTGGCAAAAACAACCACAGCCACGCACTTCAGAGACTTTCAGCAGGTGGCCATTTACGATGGAAGCACGACGCTCATTTTTAGCGGCTACATACAGAAGCCGAAAGAAGAGCCACCTGGATTTCAGCCGACATTGGAGCATAGCATTACGTGCTGTGATCAGCACTGGCTAGCAGATAAGCGGCGCGTAACAGTTGCATTTGCCAACAAGACGCCCGAATACATGGCGTACTGGATTTGGCAAAACATCCTCAGTCAGGAGGGCGTAACCATTGGGCAAATTGGGAGCGGTCCAGTTCCATCTCCAACGCTCTATCCGTCGCCAACACTTTACCCAGCGGCTAGCGTCGGTCAGGTTCCCTCAGTCGTCTTCAACTATGCCAAAGCATCGGACGCCTTGGACGCACTAGCCAAGAAAGCGAGTGAGGCAGGCGTACCATATACATGGTGGATCGACGAACTGAAGCGGCTGTATTTCGTGTCGTATACGGCCATTGTGAACTCCACACTTGTCGATGGAACGCAGATCGACGATGGCACAAGGTCAGGAAGCAGGCCGACGTGTACCCGGGCCAACGAACTGTATAGGAACACGCAGTACGCCGTTGGCGGATACTCTCAAACGCTGCTACAGGATGAGACACGCATAGGAGATGGCAATACGACCGTCTTCACGATGTCCTACGAGCTTTCCAACATTGCGCCAACAATTACCGTTGATGGTAGCCCTAAGAATGTCGGAATTCAGAACATCGATAGCGGGAAAGATTTCTACTACCAGCAAGGCAGTCCTGATATTGTGCAGGATTCGAGCGGAACGAAGTTGACCAGTGGCAATGTCTTTCGTTGCCAATATATTGGGCAAGTTGAGAGCGTATTCCTGGACCAGGATGCCTCACAAGTAGCGGCTCGTGCACAGCTAGAGGGCAATTCAGGGATTGTAGAGGATGTGGTGGAGGATGCTTCGATTACATCAGCAGCTATGGGCCTTTCGGTTGTGGGGCAGCTCATCACGCTCTACTGTAAAGACGCTGTAATACTAACGTTCTCGACGCGACAAACGGGTTTCCAGCAAGGGCAACTCATCACGGTTACCATTGCCCAATTCGGCCTGTACAATGCTCAGTTTCTCATCGAAGAGGTGAGCGCTTCTGATCAAGCAGACGGATACAACATCTGGTACTCGATTGTGGCCATCCAAGGCCCGGCTGATCAAAACTGGGTCTATTTCTTCCAAAAGATCTTTACTCAGCAGTCATCAGGGGCAGATATCAGCGTGGGAGTGAACGCAGCGTTGACCATTCTTGGGTCATTCAGTGCCACCATTGCTCCAATGGCTACGCTCACAACCAATGTGTACAACCTGCCTGTTCCAAGTCCGACGCTTTACCCGTCGCCAACACTCTACCCAGGATGATCAATGGTTGCATTAACGCTCACAAATGATGGGCACAACTTAATACGCGATTCTGCGAAAGGCGTAGATGTCTTCAAGGTCACGTACTTTGCACTTGGGACATCGAATAATGCTGTAAGTGCTTCAGATCATTTTCTTGGGAATGAGCAGTACAGGCGCGGTGTAACGCAGGTGCTCAACGGCGGCGCTGTTGGTGAGGTATTGATTAGCTGCTATGTGCCTGGCGGCGATGCCATCGGCTTGAATGTGCAGGAACTAGGCATCTTTGGAGGAAACGGCGCTTCGTCATCATTCAATAGCGGCGTGCTGATTGCGCGCGTGCTTTGGATTCCGTCAACGAATCCAAAGACGGCGCTTGTGTCGTTTCAACTACAATTAGATCTTATCTGCTAGGAGAAGAGGAGATGGCCGGATACACACCAACAGGTCCGTGGTCAAGCGGCAATCCACCCGGGATCGACGCGGGCTTTTTGGGCAATGTCGAGAACTGGATACAGCAAATAGAGGGAGATACGAGCGTTACAACGCTGAACGGGTCAACTTCTGGGACGGCAAAACTGTATCCAGTCATGCAGGGTACGTACAAGAAGTTCATCGTTCGCTGCAATAACTTTCGCAATGGAGGCGGTAGTGCTCAGACAATCGCGTTGCCTACTGCTTTCACTGACTTTGCTGAAATCCGTGCCTGGGATATGCCAGTATTCCAGATTCTGAATAGTGGAAGCGCTATCACGATGTACTATATGTCGAGTATCGGCGCATCAGGCTTCGGCGTGACTTCACTTACAACTGCTGCTGGATCGGGAGCGGCGAATGTCCTCCTTCACACGTCGGGTGTTCAGGCATTTGATACCGTCTCCTTTACAGGCAGTCAGTCCAGTGCATTAACGGGGTGCCTGATCGTCGAGGGTATATAGCTTACCACGTATGTGTCTGGGTATAGCGTTCTAATTCCGTTTCAGGTGGCAATGGACGTGATACACGGTTTTTGATGGCTTTATATATTTTTCTTAACAATTTGAACATATATTCTCTCCACTACATCAGGAGACGAAGTCAGAGCTGAGCAGTAACGAAAGGGGGCATCATGCCAGCAGGAAACGTCAGTGATGTCTACACAAATATCCAGTCAATAGCGCAGGGCAAGAGCTTTGTTTCGCTACTGACTCAGGCAAGTGCTGCCAAGACGGCTAGCGGAAATACAGCAGATCTCTCTGTTGGTCAGCTCATTGATCTGCTTGTGCTTGCCAATATCACGGCAGTGAGTGGAACAAGTCCAACTTTGCAGTTTTTTGTTGATGTGAAAGGGCCAGACAATATCTACTACCAACTCCCTCGCGCGACGCCAACCCTCAATGCGGTATCTCAGGATATCGTTGCTATCGGACCAGGGTTAGCCATTCCATATGGCTTCGGTAATACGGTGCGAGTGAGATGGGTGATTGGCGGCACATCACCAAGCTTTACATTTTCTCTTTCAGTTATCGGAAAGTAGTTTATATGAGTCTTACCCCTTTTGCAACTGATACATTTGCTACTGGTGGGCGTGGCTCTCCCAACGCAATCTCACCGGGAAGCGATGGCAACAATTGGTTACTCGTAGACGGGGATCAAACGCCGTCCTTTGCGAGCAACCAGGCCACTTTTACCTATAACGCATCTACACATCTTGGTGTGTGGGTCTATGCCTCCTCCATTCTTCAGACTGACCAGGAAGTCCTGGTCAACGTCACGCAAGGGAACGCCAATGGGGATATTGCAGGGGCTGTGGTGCGTTGTACGGACGCCAACCACTACTACTATGCAGATCTTGGCAATTCCAGTGGTAATATCGAAATTGGCAAAAAAATTGGTGCAACCTTTACTAGCCTCGCTACAGCTCCAGTCAGCACCTCATTTGGCACAAAGTATAGTCTGCGATTTCAAGTAATTGGGAGCACGTTGAAAGCAAAGATATGGGATGCTGCCACGACCGAGCCAACGGCGTGGAGTGTTCAGGTGACCGATACAACGCTCTATAGCGGCAATTTCGGCATTTGCATGGCACCACTGGGCAGTCATACCTGCAAATTCGACACATTCTCAGCTACCAACGGCGGCACTCCTCCAACGAATCCACCCGATCCGACCTATGCAGCGGAACAGCTCGGCCTCGTTGCAGGCGCGACAAACGCCGATCTTGTGCCTGCTCAGGATATCTCAGCTTACAAAGTGTGGAGCTTGCAGATCGATACAATCGCCACGGGCGCGACTTTGACATTTCAAGGCTCTAACGATGGCACAAATTTTGTGGCGATCAAGGCAGACGAAAACGCAGCCACAACCACCACAGCTACAGGATTATTCAGCGCAAAACGGCGCTATCGCTACTTGCGAGTGAGGCAGACAGCCTGGTCATCGGGCCTTACGACAGGCACGCTAGAGCTATATGCAGATGCAGCCTAGGAGGAAAAGCATGGTAGATATCATTATTCCAAATCGATTTGCAGGGCCGCGCGATGACAAAGGGCGACTCTTGCCTGATTATAAATATGTGGCATTGCCTCAATATTGGAGAAGGACAGATCGCAAGCTTCGCGCCAGGAAACCGCAAACTCTTGCGGAAGTGAAGCGACTCGCAAAACCGTTTGATTGCCTCTGGGAATTTGTGACATGGGATGCCCAAACAGAGGAAATCTATGAACGCTCCATATTCAAGAATGTGATAACAGATCTTGGGGCGGATTCCATGCTGAATAACACATGGGCACCGTCGGGCACAACTCCGACGATCTATAATCACGTGGTCATTTCCCCAAATGGCAACTCCGTATTGCTTACAGCAGCTACAGGCACCAGCGCCATCACCACGCTCTCCATATCAGCCCTGCCTGCTGCAATCGCTAACGGGGCCACATTGACCCTTGGGTATGGTGGAACGAACCCCACAACTGTCACGATCAACCATTCAGGCGGCTATAGTGCAGGGGCTACAAGCATCATCGTGAACAGCTTCACGCCTGCAATCAACTTCCCCATTGGTACGCCGCTCTGTCAAATTCCGAGCGTAACAGACAATCCATCCTCGGTTAGTGGTTCTGTGGACAGTGGAGCACTGAGCAGTGGCGCATTTACGGCGGCGTCTGGTTCAGGGGCTGGCAACCGCCAACGCCTCATTGCAGTCACATTCACGGGTACGACTGGCAACGCGGGCACGTACACCGAAGCCTACACCAGCAATAACGGTACTATAGGAGCAGGCACAACGGGGTCACATGTGATCATTCCACCGTTCACTTTGGGCAGTGGACTTAATGAAACTATAAATTTTACGGAAGCAGCGTAGGATAAAGCTTTTGGTCTTGGGGTCAATGGGGGATCGAGCGTGCACGAGATCATCCATGTGGTAGTACTGATTGCTATCTACATATCGCAACATAGCAGAAGGCTTTACAGACCAGGGCAATGGAGTCTTTCTATTGAATGAGTCGTCTTCTAATTTCATAAATATCTCCTTTGAAAAGGAGTATATCATATGACAATCCTGTCGATGGACACGGTAGGCCGCGCCAATCAAACCGGATTTGGGACAGCAACAGGCGACCCGTTTGGTACGGAAACATGGGTGCAGGTACGCGGATCGATGCCCTCTGGGGTTACAGGCAACGAGCTGACCTGTAATTCAGCGTCTGGGGGAACGTTCAACATCTTTCGACTAGGGAGTCAGTCACCAAGTAGTGTTGAGGTCCTCACGAGGATCAATCCTGCTGATACGAGCGATATAGGCATTGTCCTTTGCTATAACAGCACGACGCAATTTTACTACATGGTGCTCAGCGGTGGGAATCTCGTTATTGGCATGGACAATGGCGGATTTAGCACGCTGGCCAGCGCAACATTCAGCTACTCAGCGGGCAATTTCTACTGGTTGCGTGCACGCGTGCAGAGTGGGACACTGTACTTAAAAGGTTGGGCTAATGGGTCCACTGAGCCGACGACCTGGAATGTCACAAAAGCCGATTCGACATTTAGCAGTGGCGGCTATGGCCTGGGTAGTGATTCCAGTTCAGCCACGAATACACAGTTTGATGGCTTCGTGGTCACTGATGCCACGATCAGCGTCATGTCTGAGTCGGTAACGCTTAGCGAGTCAATCACAGCGACGGGGGCGGCCTCTCTTACGGATTCTGTCAGTATATCCGAGGTGGTAACGCAAACAGGGGCAAGCAGCACAACAGACAGTGTTACCGTGTCGGAAAACGTGACCCAGACGGGCGCGGCCTCACTCACTGATTCAGTATCTCTTGCTGAGAGCACGACACAAACAGGCACGGCTTCGCTTTCAGAGCAAGTCAGTATTTCAGAGGCAATTGCTCAGACAGGCATAGCATCGAACACTGATACTGTCTCGCTCAGTGAAGCCGTTGTACTTGCTGCATTGGGGATACTCACTTTGCCTGCTGATGTCGTGCAGCTTAGCGAGGTCATTACGCAGTTGGGAGTAGTCGCTATCACTGATAATGTGCTGCTCTTGGAAAGTATGACAGGGCTAGGAATAGTCATCCTGGCCAGCGAGAGTGTACATCTCAGCGAAAATGTCAGTGCTAGCGTGCCTGCTATCGTCTCTACCGTGTACGCCGTTGGCTACGGTCGCGATGGATACGCCATTGGGGAAGGAGCATAGTATGTCACAAACACCTTGGAAACAGGACGACCTGGCTCCTGCCTGGCAATTCGGATTACAGCCTGATACTGGCCAGCTCGACATTACCGGTCTTTCACCGTCCGATTTCACGCTCCTGATGTACGATTCGTCAGCTCCACAGACTGCCATCGTAGGGACGGGCACGTTTAACAATCTCATTGCCGCTAGTGGCTCAGATCCTGCAAAGATCACGTATCAGCAGAGCACTAGCGACGTTGCCACGTTGCGTACACATCGACGGGAGGTCGTGATCAAGCGGGGAACTAGTGCGCAAAAAACATTCGACTTTGGAGACCAGTCAATAATATTGTGAGGATTGCATGTCTTTACAAATCGTCACAGTCATCTTTAATATAGCATGGCTTCTTGCATTACTTGTCCTGCTCTATCTCATATGGCGTAGCTCTGAAGCCAGGCTCAAGCATATCCAACGTATGGAAATTACCATGTTCGATATCGCTAAGCAGGATGCAGAGACAGCGCGTAAGGCCGTTGAAAATAATAGTGCCCTCGTCGAGATCATGCGGAAAGACAATGGATCAGATCATTAGCTTTTTGCCGTATCTGGGAAGCATCCTTGCCATTGGCATCACAATTGGTGGTCTGATTATTGGCTTGCGTGGTGGTTACTCCAAGGCTGCTGGAGAGATTCAGGAGCGCGTGATCTCTGCTCTCAAGGAAGAGGTTGAGGGCCTCAATAAAAAGGTAAACGAGATGGAAAAGGACAGGGATCGGCAAAGTAGTATCCTGTCCACTATTCGCTATGCATTGAAGCAGCGGGGACTCAAGATTACCATAGAAGGCGAATTCGTAACACTCTCTGAGTCTGGAAAGTCGAGCAAAGTGACCAGAATACAGGATCGTTCAGCACTGCTTGACGATGAGACAGATACAAGCTAGTGCTATACTGAGCAAAAACAAGGTGATTATATGTACATAGGACCGCAATTCCAACTACCAGAGCGAGCCGAGAGCCTGCATACTCCTGTGGACTGGCAAGAAGTAGCAAGCGCACTAGGGGCTGTTGGCAGGCTCATAGGGGAGACTTTTGAGCAAGTAGCTACAGGTGTAGGAGTCATTTTTCAAGCTTTCGCAGATGCTTTTGAGGACTCGAATCGTAGCAACGTCTACCATCCACAGGGGCCGGTAATCCGCTCAACGGCATTCGAGCTACCTGACGACACGCCTCCTGTTGGGCAATTACTATTAGAGGAACCTCTTACAGTGTGGTCTGATCGTCAATCCAAGATAGTGGCAAGGGCGTACGATGAGGCAGGCAAGAGATTTCTGGATGAATTGACGACACTCAGCTAACACTTTGGTCAGCTCGTCCAGCTAACACATAAGGAGTGGTATGTCAGACACGATCACCATAGACCGCACTACCTTACAGTGCCTGCTCAATTGTGTACAAGCCTCCACGCAACAGGACAAGGCCGCGTATCGCAAAGCAAGATTGCTGTTGCTCTTGCCTCCACCGCGTCAATGTCAGGCTGTGAAGTTGGCCGGCCTGGGTAGGACGAATGCAGAGATTGCAATGGCAATGGGGATAACTGAATATGCGGTCGTATCATCTATGGATCGTGCATTCAAGTTTCTGAATGTGCATAGCCGCAAGGAGGCGTATAAGCGGCTAATGGAATTGGAGAAAGCAGCGCTGACTCTGCTATAATAGAACAAACATTCATTAGGAGGAATTATTCTATGAATATCCAAGCTTATGTAATCCACTGGCGTTTCTGGCTACTACTGTTATTGAGTGCCCTGGTCGCTGGATACGCGGGTGCCTATCCTGACCTGAACCCTGCAAGCTTTCACCTTCAGGCGGCCATCATCGCCTTTGTACTAGCATTTACAACTTTCGTCGTTTACCATGTCAGTGCTACAAACGCTCAGCTCCGCATTGCAATGTTAGAGCGACGCCCTGCCTTTAGCTCGCGAGGTCAGGGCTAAGCCCGCGCATCGCACACAAGAACGCCCTGGTCTAGCTCTGCCTGTCGTTCAGTGGCTGGCCAGGGCATTATCATTTTTCATAGTCAGCTCCGAGCAAACTCATAGTCACCTCTGAGTTCAAAGGCGAGGCGACGTGTGCTATACTGTCGCTGGAGTGTGAACTCTATTTCCCATTGCGCTAAGTGTCGTGGCAGGGACCACGACACGGGGCTACCAGGAATTGAAATTCTTCGCACATTGCATGACCACAGTGTTGACAATAGACTTGCCTGCAAGATTGCTTCTACAGTCGTATGATTGTCATAGAAAAGCGCCTCCTGAACAATAGCGTTCTAGGAGGCGTCTTTGTGCGTTGGGGCTACCCGCGTTTGGCGAGTTCTCGCTCGACAAGATCTAGGCGAATGCTGCCCGTTTGAGGTAGGCGTACTGCTGGAATTTCGGCTGAAATCCCTTGTAAACATTTAGGCCTGGGAGTGACGGATTGCAATGACAAGGTGCTCGTTATCTTGCTCGCTGTTCTGCCAGCCGATATCTTGTTACTCGCGATAATTAACCCCAAAGAAGATGTTGCCACAGGCTGTGCCTGCTCGGGGGGTGTCGGCGCTGGAGACCTTTTTTTTGCCTTAGATGGCGTTATTCGTAGCCTTTCAAACATTGCAACAGAGATGCCAATAAGAAGGCTTCCTGCGCAGCACGTAATGTATATAACTATGTCCACAGTAAAATATCCTTCATATAAACAGAAATAGGGCCTCCACACGAAGGCCCGACGATATTAGAATGAATGATCCAGTTCATCATCTTGCGTAGCAGGGGCTGACGGCGCACTGGTTACTCCGTTGGCCATCGCCTTGAGCAAGGCAAGCATCGCTTGAGCACGATCAGGGGCAAGTGCAGGAAACGGGAGAGTATAACCAATGCGAGAGCAGAGATCAGTGAGCTTGTACCCATAATTCCCAATCGAAAAATACGACTTGGCCTGATACATCAGATCTTCAGCGCGGAAGAGCAAACGAGAGAGGCCGTAGTGAGCAATGTTATCTTTTAGTCGAGCTTCTAAAAATTCATCAAGATTAAAGGCGACGACAAAGCGGCCTTTTAGCGCGTTGAGCACAGTTGGCCACGCCTCTTCTAGTGTTGGAGCATTATCAATTTCCTCCTGAGTAATGCCCGTATAGGTCGTGTTTGGATCTTGCTCTCGCAATGGTTTGACGATGAGATCAATTATCACCTCTCCCTCGCTATCGATTGCGTAGAATCGCAAAATATCCGCATGATCATTCAATGACGTTGTATCCAGTACGAGGATGGCCATCTCTCGCATAGCAAGGACATCTTCTGCCCAATCCATGAGATCGCCGATCGGTAGCCGGGGGAGCTGGCCAAGTTGACCGCTTAGAGTTGACACCTCATTCTGCATCTTACTAACAAGCGTGCGCAAATCCTTACGACGCAACTTTTTTGCCTCCAGGTCAGAACGTGTCTGGATAGTGGCGGCTTGCTCGGTTCTGAGAATAGCAGTGAAATCTGCTGATAATTGGTTAAGGTCGATCATAGGTTAGTTCTCCTGTTCTAAAATTTGATTCCCCTGGCTCGCTCAGACAACACGCCTGCATAGCGATGCCCACAGGGATAGAGATATACGGAACGTCCTACTTGCTTCTTGTGCGTAACGGATTGATGGCACTGGAAACACTCCCCTTGCGGATTGTGGATGTTCTCCAGTAGCCTCGTGAGTGCCTTTCTTGCGATCTCCAGCTCTTCGGGTGTCGGTTCTTCAATCATTCTGCTCACTCCATTTCACACCCAAATCCTCAATGTTGCCACTTTCTGAAATTCGGCGTATCATGTCGCTTGCTGAACGTATGTACTCGCCTTTGCCTAGCTCGCTATCATCCAGTTTGCGTACAACGTTGAATCTTGCGCCGATCGGCACATGATCACGAATCAGCTCGACGAGAGACTCGATCATAGAGCACATACAGTACCCATCTGCCCCCCATGTGAGCGTGTAGTATGGCTGCTGTTCCTCCTGGCCAGCCGGGTTCTCTAAAATCGCCACCAAGTTCCCAGGCTCGCACGGCCCGTTTTCGCAGTGATTAAAGCATCCATAGCAGGCGTGGAAGCCTCCTATGAGCGGATAGTGCGTTCCTCCTTCGCTCTGCTCAGGCTGGTCCAAGTCTGGCATCTGGACCTCGTGCAAGCCTGCAATCTTGTACTTGCCACCACAGCAATCACAGAAATCGTAATCCTGCTCATTCAAGACGCGTGCATATTCCGCCTGGGTGAGCACACGGGGCCTGCACTGTTCACAGCACAACTTCTCAGCAATCAGCGGTGCACGTTCACCGCATTTCCAGCAGAGACAGAGTTGCTGGTTCAGGAATTTAGCGGCGGTGTTCAGTACTGCCTGTTGCGATTCTGGCAACTCATGCCACTCTAGCTTATGCGGATTCGGGCTAGCCTGTAGCAGTAATTTGCCTGTCAGCCGTTGCCAGATGTCCAGGCGTGGTAATTCGTCGTTCACGGTTGTTATTTCCTCCAAAATGCTCGCGTCCCTGCGAGCTGATGACTATGATGCTACCGGTAATTGCCCTTGCTCCTGAGCTTTGCGAGCGTTCTCAGCACGTGTGTGCTCAAGACTGTCCAGTGCTTGCCACATTTTAATGCAATCCTCAGGGCTAATAGCATCATCAGAAATGTACTTTTTTTGGCAGGTACTGCGATAGTACTGCTCAAAGGTCATTAGGCCCTGGCTGTTTGCGGGTTTGACCAGCGCTACACGGGCGCGTACTTCGCTTACAGTTGGGGGCTGTGGAGTTACAGGCTTCTCCTCACTCGGTTGCTTTTCTGTGGATGGGTCTTCTGCAGGTGGCTCAGATGGCACTACGCGTACATTCTGCTTGGCCTCTCTCTTTTGTTGCTGCTGTTGTGCTGCCTGCTCTTTGGCCTTTTCAGCAAGCCCCTTGAGCATGACGCCCGCATCTTCAAAAGACATCCCCTCAAAGTTTGGGCATTCCCTGCCAAGGACTACACAAAGCTTCTGAATATTTTGCCGTTGTTGGGAGTTTGCGAGATTGATTACACCCTGTCCATTGGAGGCAAGAGAACCACTCACGACAGTTCCCCCAACTTCGTCGCTAGCCTCGTCCATGTCCAAAGCATGTTCAGTGCCTATTCCGAAGTCCCTAGCACACCGCGCCTTTGCATTCGTCTCGATCTTATCGAGCTTGGAAAGCCTCCCCTGTTTCAGCGCTTCCGCCCGCTTGGGGGATTTCTCGTAAATCTCACCAAAGAAGAGGTAGGACTTAAGCACTACAAAATCCTTGGCAGGGTCCATATGCACAATTTCAACTTTGAAATTGGCTGTAGGATATTTTAGGCTCAACTCATAGAGACGCCACGCAGCAGGGTAGTAGATAACCGTCTCATTAAGTCCAGTCGAACTATTAAAAGCCGTCCACTTCTTGAGGTGCTCAGAGGCGTTGTATTCTCTGAGCTTCTGCAGGCGTTCTTCCTGCATCGGGTCAATCTCTGTGCTTATGGCCGTGTTCGTCATACCTGTTTACCTCAATTGCTATACTATCATGGGAGCCCTCAACTCCCTACACGCGCCTGGTCATTCTGAACGCGCCAGGCGCTGAGCCTTTCAGCTCGCATCAACTCGCCTCGCACTGACGAGCTGAAACCAACCGAAGCCTCATGCATCTTCCTCAGACCAGCCGTCCATATTTCGCGTGATCAAGTCTAGGGAATGAGCCCTATGATCACGACGCCACGAGTGCAACATCTTCGACTGCTCTCTCTCCAGTATTGCCCAATCATCTTTAGATAGGAGCGCGGGCGTTACCACAGCATGCTCCCCTGTGCTACGTTCGTCATCGACAGGATGCAAAACAAACGATTCATCGCGATCTGTGAACTGAGCAAGATACTTAGTCAGATCACTATCCTTTGCCAGCGCTGCCATTTTGCGCCACTCACTGAGCGACTTGTGGAAATGATCTCTCATCTCTAACTCCTTGTAGCAATACGCCTACCATGCAGCTTTCTCTGCTGCAATAACAACTGATCAGCGTGCTTCCTGCATATCCCATGTGACCCCTCACTAGCAGGAATACCCTGCTCAGCCAGACACCATGCACACAACGGCGTATGCACTACCGGCTCAGCGTTGAGCCTCACATCCTCCTCTCTAGTCGGCAAAATATTCATATGAGTACTCCTACGGGATCAAGCTAAGACTACAATCCTTCTCGTGCCACTCACGTGTGAAGAGCAGTGTCTCCTCTGTTGGCAAGTGTAGATAGACATTCTCGCCACCAGGGCTTGTAATTGCTGTATCTTCAGGCAACTTCACCATGCTCACATCTGGATTCTTTGTGGCTTCAATCGTTCCGCCTGCCCTGGCAATGGCCTCTTTGGCGTTATAGCCGATCTTGTCAGCCCCTACGGCACAATTTACTGTTAGCATGTCAATTTCCTCTCAGACCAGGACTCACGATTTTCTCTGTGGTGGAATCAGGGAAGCAATACACAAGACCGCGCCCGTTGAACTCTTCTGACTTTCTCACCCACATCACAGGTGGTAAGTCCTCAACATTGATTCCAGGCTTCCACGTTGCCAGCGACTTCACCTCAATGCTAAAGCCGCCCACGTACGTTCGGAGCACTGATCGGCAATAGTCCAGAAAGGCTGGACTTGCACCATTGTTGCCAGTTCCTGTTCTTGGCTCGCGATGTGTGCTTACGCACGCAAGACGCGTATCCTCGTCCTCACGCCGGATAATCAGCGCGTATTTCAGTTCAATCATCTCATTTCCTCCAGGGCATCCCTGCCATTAGAACATTTGTACATCAGCCCTGCTATCGACGTAGCAGGCTGAACCCTTGATTGCCGTTCAGGTTGCCCTTCTGGCTGTAATCCACGCTCTCCGAGACACCAAACACTTTGCGCACAACTGCCATTGATGGAACACGTGCGCTCAACTGTGTATGGTTGTACTTTTGCAACTTCTCCGCTACATCAAGTACATCGTCGGTAGTCCAGCGCTCTTTGCGTTGCATCCAGCGTAAGTGTTTCGCGTCCGCACCATTGCAGCCTGCACCGTCAGGTACTATTGCACCATCGCACACGCTGAGCAGGATACCCAGGCACTCACGCAAGACGGCGACGATTTCGCCACGTGTCCAGGTTTTCCCTGGACAGTTTGTGGACATCTTTTCGGCAGGTTCTGGCAATTGTGGGGACATTAAGCGGTCAAGTGTGTGCCGTCGCCATGCCAGAAGACTGCCAATCAGTTGGTCCTTACCGGCTCGCGAGAGACCTGTGAGACCAGCGTCCTTCGCTCGCATGCGGAGATGAGACAGACCGTGTGCAGCTTCAAAGAGCAGATCTTTGTGGTAACGTTCCATCTCTTCGTCAATCACGTGCTCTGCTACCGACTGATCACCTGGGAGGCACTCTTGGGGCATTGTAGGGGCATGCATTGTCACGTTCTCCTCAACAGGAGCATTATAGATGGGGAGATACTTGAGGTCGTAGATCATCGCGAAATACGTCTCCACTATCTCGCAGTGGTCACACATGTGGCGATAGCGGAAGTCTGAGCAAGTGCAGTGGGTTGGATAGGGAACACCGCGCTCGGGATCAATGAAACGGACCTGATGCTTTAAGCCCTGAGAGCGGCTCGGGATAAGTGCGTAGGGGCTGCTTGCATTCTCATCAATGATCATCTCATCCATCGCTCGATTCAGATAAGCGAAGTCTGTTTCCGCTTGCTCAATTGTCTTTGCCAGTAGTGCGACCATCTGTGCTATACTCCTGTTGCAACTTGTGAGAGGCTTGTCAGCTAATCTACTGACCTCTCATTTTCCTAGCCCTGGTTAGTCGCCAGGGCTTTTTTTGTTCCTTGACACGTGTGGGAATGGCGAGAGGTGATCAGCGTGCGAGGTTTAGCAGGACTCACGCTGTGGGACTCTTGCCGGTCCCTCACCCCTCTGATAAGAGTATAGCACGATTATAGCACGACGTCAAGACCTTTAACAGGATGTTTGTCAGCATTGACAAAATTGCTATGTCGTGCTATAGTTTTTACATCACCTAAGAAGGAGGGAAGGCAAATGGGAATTCTGTATACGACAGAGGAGATACAGGATGTTCTACGGACATTACGTATCAAACCTATCGACGGAAACCTCGTAAGTACGCAGGAAGCGGCCAAAATTCTGAGTTGGAGAGCTTTTGCTGAGCAGGGGATTGATCATCAGTATCCTGATACTGCTGTACGAAGGCATGTCCAGCAAGGAAATCTGAAGATAGCCAGACAGGTCAATGTACGCTTTAACTTGTTTAAGGCGGAAGACGTGTTTGACTTAGTGCTAGCGCCTAAACGGGCATTGGCACGACAAAGGGAACTATCTTCCGAAGAGGCTGCTTAGCCAGGGGTAAGGCGTTATTCCGCCTGAGAAACGACTTCACACCTTACCCCATGTCTTCCTTCCTATTCTACACTGTTTATGGACCCTATGAAAAGTCCATAGGCGTCCATATCTGTCCGTAGGTGTCCGCAAATGTTACAAGAAAGGCATGAGAGGCAAAAATGAATAGAATCTATTTGTATAAAAGAATCGACTGGAAAGACGATGACGACGATGGGGAAGGATTACCCGATGCTGCATAGGTAAGTTCCCCTACGGAGAGGAAATCTGCGGTAAGGTATAATTTTTTAATAAACAATTAGCCTGAAGGGAGAGAAATTATGCCAATGCGAAGACCGGACCTCTCCGAGAACTTACTTACGATTAATCAAGTATGTGAAACGCTAGGTATAAGCAGATCAAAATTTTATGACATGATCAAGGACATTCCACTAGCTCCAACGCTTGAGAGTCCCAAGCGGTACTCTCGCCATAGCGTGACTGCCTGGATTCAGCGATGGAATAAATATGTACCTAAGATTGTGAAAATGCAAGACGGGCAGAAGGGGGGGGGGGGGGATTGAGATGCATCGTTCTCTATCTTTGGATTGCTGAAAGGATGAGGGGCAAGAGACGGCGTTGTCTCTTGCGGGCGGTGTGGGTTAGTGGCTGTAGAGCGTGGCGGCTACATTGCCATCTCTACTACAGACACCGGTGATACCACCGCTATGGGACCATTTGCCGTTGCCACATTCGACGATGTAACCACGATTGGCGGTACTGAAGTCGGTCACGCAGGGGTAGGCACTGCAAAAGCCTGCTGGTGTCACAGTCACAGGTGATCCGCCTGCTGAATTGGTGTCGTAGCATACGCCGCCTGCCTCGTACATGTCACATGTTGGGGCCGGTGCTTGAGTAGGTACAGATGTAGGCTGTACTTGTTCAGGTGTCGGTGTAGGCGGTATAGGCGTAGGAGTTGGGGTGGCAGTGGGTTTGGCGGTTGCTCTGGGTGCCGACGTTGGCACAATGTGATTCTGAGCAATCTGCGTAGCTGTTGGAGTCGTACTGTCAGTGATGGTACTGTTCTGGCTACTATGAGCGATACCATTACTGACGGCACCACAGAGCAGGAGTACAACGACAAGCGTGATAATGCCTGTCAGTACCTTGTTCTTGCCCCACTGCCTGCGGTACCAGCGCCCGAACTGCTGGTGCACAAGTGGCTTTTGCGGAGGCGGTGGTGGCGGATACTGCCCATAGGGTTGGTATTGATTAGTTGGCATAGTGGGCTGATTATAGCCCGAATTTGGCCCATAGGCGGGCTGGTTTGGATCTTGCCCATAGGGCGAATTAGGTGGATAGTGCATAAGTATTCTCCATGCATACATAAAAACAAAGCAGGTCACGTTCACCTGCCTATGATTCCCAACGTGCGGGGTAGGCTCGCATAACGAAGTATGAACGAATTGTAATCGAAATACGCGGATTGTACGCGCTATACTGAGAGGAGATTATGAGAAGAACCGTTGAAGACAAGGCAGTATTGCCCCATTTGGTCAAAGACGCGGAAGTCCTGAAGCATATTCCTGTCAGTAGGCGCACACTTGGCACATTGATGAAGCTGCAAAAGGACCCGCTGCCCTCGCACAAAATAGGGCAGGCCCTGTTCTTTGATCTAGAGGAGGTTGCTGCATGGTGGAAGCGCTGGACAAAGCGCTCAAGGTCAGAGCAGGAGGTCCTACAAGTTGAGCCAAAAAAGACGCGACAAGGGGGACGGATCTCTCTTCTTCAGAGAGGATGAACAGCGGTGGATCGGTCGGTGGAAGGATGAGGCTGGCAAGATGCGTACGATTAGTGTATCTGTTGGCTCGCTCTCTAAGGTAGAGGCGAAGCGTAAGGCTAAGCTGAAGTTAGAGGAGGTGATGAAGGAGGCCGTCGAGAAGCAACCCTCTAACCAGACGGTAGAGGAGTATTTGGCGAGCTGGCTAGAGGAGAAGAGAACGCTCAGGCGTGGCACCAGGGCCAATTGGAAGAGACACATTACAGCCTTCATCCTTCCGACCCTGGGTGATCACCTCCTCTCTAAGCTGAATCGCTCGCATGTGCAGGCGTGGGTTACGGAAATGTGTGAGAGTGGGGACCTGGAGGCGTCCAGCATACGCACCTTTTACGATATCCTGGAGCTGGCCATGAAGGAGGCCGTTGAACAGGAGATTCTGGAGAAGTCGCCTTGCTTCAAGATCAACCTTCCACGCGTTGAAGAGAAAGAAATGCAGGTGCTTGACGCTGGCCAGGCGAAGGCGTTCCTGGGCCATCTGGATCAAGAGAAACATACTCACGAGGTACTCTACAAGCTCTTGATCTATACAGGTCTTCGGTCAGGGGAAGCGCGGGCACTCAAATGGACGGATCTTGATCTGGAGAAGAAAGAGCTGAAAGTTCAGCGAACGGTCTGTTACATCAGGGGAGAAGGCTTATTCGAGAATGAGCCAAAGACGAAGAACAGCCGTCGCACGATTATTTTAGCCGACGAAGTTGTGGAGGCTTTGCGAGAACATCACAAGAGGCAGCTCCTGCACATTGGCAGTAGGTATAGGGAGAAGGTTGGTTGGGAGGATAAGAATCTTATCTTTCCAGGGCCATCGGGCAGGCACATGGCAGAGAGCACGCTAGAGCAATCCTTGAAGCGTGTACTTGGGCGAGCAAATCTTCCAATCATTCGAGTACACGATCTGAGGCATACAGCGGCGACGCTCGCACTGAAGAGTGGTATCAGTATCAAGTCAGTAAGCTTAATGCTTGGTCACTCTGATGTACTGATCACCATGAGGAGATACATCCATATCTTGCCTGACATGAAGCAAGAAGATATACAGAAGCTGAGTAAATTACTGGCATAGAGTGCCATATAGAGTGCCATCGTGCTTAGGTGAGCAAGTGAGCAGGCTTGCAGAGCGGATTTATGAGGAGTGAAGGAGTCCTATATTTCAACTCTCATACCTCTTCCGAATCCACATGAAATAGCCTCTTTCTCCGCTCCACAGCACGCGTACATACGCAACAATTGGTACGCATTGGCACCGAATTGTAAGGCGTACAGTGCCAAATAAGGTGCCATATACGCACACATTGGCACACGCAAGCAAGGCTTTACACAAGAAAGGAGCCACATGGACCTGATCACTACCACATGCTGGATACTCATCATTGGCACGATTACGGTGGGATTTGTCGGTCTGTGCTGGCCAGGAGAAAGGCGTGGAGGATGACCATGTCCCACTATGACGACACTGGATAACGCAGAGAAGCCGCTCGCACACTGATCTCTTTCTAACTGCTGTCAGTGCGGAACGGCTAACTCAGTCTATCGGAAAAACCGTGAAGTAAGAACGTCGCCATGATTCAGTATACCATATCGTGTAACATCGTCAACTTGCTATAGCTAAAATCGCGTAACGGCTATTGATTCATGGCATGCATAAAGGGTCCTTCGTGTTAACTGATTGAAGCTCGCTTGCTTATGCAAAGAAAGGAGATGTTGTATGAAGGCAGCGATAGCAGAAAGAGTTATAGCTATCACAGCTACTTGTCCCGACTGTGGAGCGGCCTGTCAGAACGATTCAGGCTCTCAGTTTCTTGAGAAAGATGAGCATATTATTTGCTCGGAATGCGGCCAGGATCTGAAGGTCCCCCAGTCTCCTTTTTACGTTCGTGTAAGACGTTCCAGGCAGGTTTCAACCTGTTAACACGAAGGACCGCATAAAGTAAATTATCAGGTCACAATGACCTTTTCTATAGATGATTTTTCAGGAGGGCTATATGTCACAGGTGATTAGCTCTATAAGGTACCTTAAAGTGGCTTCTGAGGCGGGTGTGTGGTATAATAGAGGTCTGAATATTGTTGTGTCTAGGAGTGTTGGAAGCACCCCTAGAACGCGTACTAACCTGTTGCGGAGGCTAGATACAATGGCTAGTTTATATCGTCATGATCAAAATGACAATACCCCCGATTCTGAAACCCCTTCTATCGAGAATCACCCCATACTTTTGGATATACGAGCAATCTATACTGAAATAGAACAACTTGAGGAATGGCTAAAAACAGCCAGAGAGCGACTAAATGAGGCTGTTACAGAATTGCCTACCAAAGTTGGCGATAATGAAGATTTACGCGAAGAGATTATTTACCATCTCTACTGGTTTGATGACCGCATACCAAAGACCACACTAAGAAAAGCGTTTAACGTTGTCCCCCCATCGCTCGCTGGTAAGAATAGCGCCAATGTTATCAGGCCCAAGGAGATTACTCTTATCTGCCATGATTGCCACTTGCCTTTTCAATCTGAGGCGAAAAGTCACGACAATACCAAGCGGACTATAGGAGTATGCGAGAGCTGTCAGGCCAAACGCGATCAATCCCACGCGGACTACCAGCAAGAGCTTAAAATACAGCAAGATCGTATACGTGAACTCTCCACTATGCCCTACTATCAGTATCTCCAAACTCCTGAATGGCAAGAGCGACGTAAGCGAGCCATGAAACGAGCTGGCTACCGCTGCCAGGTTTGCAACGCTTATGGGGTTCAACTGAACACGCATCATCGCACCTATGAGCGACGGGGGAACGAGTGGGACAGAGACCTTATTACCCTTTGCCGTACTTGCCACGAGATTTTTCATCAGAATGGTCAACTAGCACAGGATGGGGGTGAGAGATGATACAGACCGACAGGGGGAACTTTGTCCAGTTCCCCATAATCCTCATTTCGGGCTGCCCTGGTCTGACCAGGGATGACAAATGGGTACTCCTCTCTATCATGGAAGGTCACTGGACAGAGGAGCCATTCAAGCTCTCTTATCGTGAAGTTGCAGCCATCTCAGGCGCACCATTGAGTCTGCTCTCTAGCTACACAGATAAGAAAGGCGTGTTTCACGAGGGCATTATGGACCGCATAGAGCGTGTAACCGGCTATATTCATCGCTTTATGGGTAAAGAGGTTGGCTCTGCTGGCAAGCCCAAAGGAAACGCACAATCCTATATCAAGATCAACTATGCAAAGATCTGGCAAGATAATTGCGAGTACAGCAAAGTCAAGAAAAATCTACCTGTTTCACATACGAACAGGTTAGACCCTCAACCTGTTCTGCATACGAACGAACCTGTTTCGTATGTGAACACTTCCGTTTCAATACCGAACAAGCCTGTTTCAAATACGAACGAGGGTGTTCTGCATACGAACAGGTTAGACCACCTAGAACAGCCTGTTGAGCCAGTTGCTGCTCTCCCTAAAGATAAAGAAGATTACTTACAGATTACTTCAGATAAGACTGAAGATAGAGAAGAGAATGATACCCCAACGTCATCACAGCACGAGGTTTCTCCTTCTCACTCAAATTTGAATTCAATGTCTCCATTAGGATCATCGGGACATCATATAGCCACGCCACCTCTTGAGAATTCCGAAATGTGGGAAAAGAGTGTCACAAATTCGGAGAAAACTCGCGAGAATTCGGAATTCGAGACGCAGGATAGCGACGCTTCCCCTGGCCAGGGCTATAAGACAGACGATAGGCCCAAAGACTCTGCTGTTGAAAAAAGCATAACAGCAGAGACTAAGCCGCGTGGCAAGGCTGGCCAGAAGACAACTAGCCAACAAATGACGCTGATCGAGGACACGCTTATTGAGCCTGACATGACCGGTCCCTGGACTGCTGAGAAAGTTGTGCAGTATGCGGAATGGGGCAATGGCAAGCGGTACCCAGACAAGCAACGGGCAGTCCAAATTGAGGCTGCCCGTTGCCTCCATCGCGAAGACGCGAGCTTGACCCTGGAGCAGTTCAAGCTCGCATACGACGAGTGTAAAGATGCATGGTGGCGCGCAAACGTGGGAGACTTGCACGTGAAGCATATGCAGAGCAAGATCAAGGCTAGTGGCATAGTTCGGCTCTATGCGATGTTGCGTCGAGCTGAGCAGCATAAAAAAGTGATTCAGTTCAAGCCTAAAGTAGTGGCGGATGATCGTTCACCAGAGGCCGTGGAGCGAGCAAAAAATAATAACCAGAAAACACTTGAGAAAGTGCAACGTCTTTTAGCTGAAAAGCGAGCAAGAGAGGAACCACAACATGCTATCGCAAAATAACAAACAACGAGTAGACCTGTTTCAGACGCAAAAGAAGCTTGTCACCTGGGAGTGCAGGCAAGGGGAGCCTGACACCTACGAAAACGTCAAATATGTTCACGAGGGACATGGAATTATTGTGCCTGTTTGGAGGGAATCGCAAGGGGTAGGGCGTTTCTATCGTGCTATGTGCCCTTGCGAGAGAGTTGCACAGGCGAAAAACAGGCAGATCAAAGAGCAGCACGCACGCATGAGGCGCGTTGATGCGCTCAAAAAAGAGACATTTGGCTGGCTTGGTAAGTCGTGGTCGGACGCAGGGCTGGAGGCCAAAACGTTTGCCAATTTTGAGGCTCATAGGCAGAGAGAAGCATTTGATACTGTGCAAAGCTTTCCAGATATCATGCGTGGGACACTAGTCCTGCATGGGGCATACGGCACGGGCAAAACGCACCTGCTAGCAGCTCTCTGCAATGCGCTGAATGAGCAGGATAAAAGCTGTCTCTTTACCAGCGCAACGAAGCTTTTCAGTGCTATACAGGATCAGGTCGGTCGTGGCCAGTCCTACATCTCTCTGCTCAACAGGGCCATGCACACGCCACTGCTGGTGATCGACGACATCGACAAGGCCAAGGCTACCGATTTTCGTCAGGAGGTTTATTTTTCGATCATTGACGAGAGGACAAGACGAGAGTTGCCGACAGCAATTAGCACCAACCGCCTGGCCGAGCTGGAAAGCTTCGTTGGCGGTGCCGTTCGTTCTCGACTCAGGATAGGCCAAATTGATATCGAGATGAATGGGAGTGATTACCGAGAGGAGTTGTAGATGGCAGTAGTTCCAAACGACAAACTGAAGCGAGCTCGCGAGTCTCGTGGCTGGTCTCAGTCACGGGCTGCTCAATATCTGCAAGGCATTACAGTCAAATCGCTCAGCGACTGGGAACAGGGCAGGAAGCCAAGTGAACGTAACATCAATCGGCTGTGCGCACTGTTCAGGAGGACACGGCAAGAGTTAGGATTTTGAGGTGAAATGATGGCCAAGAATTACAGGCTAGTCGAGAGCTACCCCAAAGACGGCAAACGTCATGGTGAGCCAGTGCGCAATATAGCCTGGACTGGTCCCGATAAAGCAGGACTCAAGAAGGCTATTGCCGATTGGTGTGCAGTGCAGCACGATTTCAGCGAGAGTAACACAAAGCGCAAGCCTTACGCGGAATACTTCACGTATCACGGAAGTAAACGCATTTATCCATACGAAATATGACAAATATCAAAACAGTTGATTATTCAGTGAAATATAGATATAATGGATATCTAGCGATGAAAGAGGTAAAATGGAAGACGAGTGCAATCACATCGATCATTTTCGCGTGATCGGTAGCCCATATTTGATCATTCGCTATTGTGCGCACTGTGGAAAGTCGTGGCGACTCCCGACCCAGGGCGATTACATCGGGATGAGTTCGGCAACGTTCCCTGCTCCAGAATGGGAGGAAATCAGGGAACAGCGAGAAGAATGGATCAACACTGATTGAAAGGAGTATTGTATGCAGAAATTGAAAGATCGTAGCGCTTACAGGCGTGGCGGGTCACGTGCGATGGGATTTGCAAAACTGTCGCTTGAGGAGAGTCGTGAAGTCAGCAGAAAAGGCGGAAAGCGTGCGAATGCATTAGGCAGAGCATACAAGTGGACCAGCGAGACGGCAAAGCTAGCCGGTCGTAAAGGTGGCTCGATTAGCAGGAGAAGACGGAAAGGAGGTGAGACGAGATGAGATATAAATGCCAGTTCTATCGTAGACGATTGAGTGGTGCCTCAATCGCTGCTATCGTCCTGCTGTTGACGCTGTTGCCTATCGCGTGGTCAGAGGAGATATGGCCAAATTCGTATATGGCCATGGCGGGCACCGGAATTGGTGCTATGGCGCTGGTTCTAATGCTTATTGAGATGCGAGTGAAATAGAACCGTCTCGTCTGGCTTGAGACGGTTCGTGAGTCCTTCTAGTGAGTCAGGACATCGACTATTCTATCTGGAATGGTGATGGAATGAAAGGATGAAATTATGCAAAGAATTTTTAAGCAGAAGTCCACAGGCGAAGATGGCCTTGTGGGCTGGATTTGGGGCGGAACATTTCTGGTTATTGCCCTGGTTGTGAGCTTTGGTGATGCGATGTTCATCAAGCTCATGTGGGGATACTTCCCTGATGGTTTCTTGCGCTATTTGGCAGTAGGAGGCGCGTGTACCACTGCCCTATCCATCATCCTGCTTGTGCTTGGAAAAGAGCGATGGTTCCGACCTGGCAAGCAATTAGAATTTGCTTACGGGTTTACCGGCGCTGAGGTGCTTGTATCGATCTTCAATGTGCTTTGTGCTAGCGGCGTTAGCATGGTGTTCTGGTGGATGCCTTTATCTCCAGCGACTCCTTTTGTCTCACTTGTGGGCTGGATCGTGATCAGGATGCTTGACCAGTCCACAAAGAATCGGCACGCAGATATGAAGATGGAAGACGAGATCTTAAAGTCGGAGCGAGAATTCAGAAAATCGCAACACGAAGCAGAAATGCTTATTAGGCAGAAAGCGCTTGAATACAATACGCAGTATATGATCAATGCTCTTGAGGAGCAAGGACACCAGAAAACAATAGCAGAGGCCGCCAATAAATTGACGGGTCGGACAATTCAGGAAGTGCTTGGAATTACTGTTCCAAGTCAGGCGAACGGGCAAAAGCAACTTGCCCCTGTCTCGCTTCCCCAAACCGCGCAAATTCCAGAGAAGACTGTTACCCTTACACAGACTCAATTTGATGAGTTGGTAAAGCAGAAACCTGACCCTTCCTAAGCTCTGTCAGCGCTGGCCAGCAGGCAGAGCCACAGGTAGGCCACAAGGAACAAAATTCGCCTCCAAATAATTCGGAAAATAATTCCAGGTCCGAATTATTTGAGGCCGATAAACAAGCTCCTGAAGCCAGTTCACAAGAATCTAATGCGTACAAGAAAAAAGGCAAAAGTGGAAGGGAAAGGAGCTACGAAAAAGTTCGGAAAGTCATTCTGTATCGGGTTAAAATGGGGAGATATCAGCCCGATTTATCGAAGGATATGAGCGACTATTATGACTATTGGTACTTCACTAAACCAAGCAAAAAGAAGGACGGAGCAGATTATGAGCGACACTGTAAAGCCTACGAACGAGGGCAAAAATGGCTCTCAGAAACCGCTTGAGCCGTGGGATATTGCGGTTATGGTCTGCTGGGAAGAGGGTAACGTCACGGTTGAATTTGCGACTGATGACCAGTTCCAAGCCTATGTGGAGTATAACAAGATTCCACACAAGGATGATGGAATAGCTGGATGGTGTTTTGAAGATCGTTGTGGCGTGATCAGTTTTGCAAGGATTATGGGAATTGTTTTAGTTCCCGTTCCGAACAAAAATAATTCGGAGAAGGAATTATTTAAGGGCGATGAACCGTCTTCAGGGGCCACGCCATGAGCGATACAACGCGCCATTATCTGAGGCGAATACTGATCGTTTATCTTGTTCGCCAGGGCCTGTCCATTGGAGAAATTGCGGCTCAAATTGGGGTAAATCGCAAGGTCATAAAGTGGCACATAAGTCGCATAGTTTGGCAGTCCTCACGATGATGTCAGGCTATTTGTTCTACTGATGTATTGAAATTGTTGGATGAATGAATGAACGCACAAATAAGGAATCCATTCCTGGCTAGCATGAACTTGCTATCGCGACCGGTCATCATATGGCCACTGAACTTTTTGCAGCATATTGTGATAAAGCCAGACGATAAGACAGAAAAGCGAGAGGCTGTCAGGCTAGATGGACGAGCCAAAGTATGAAGGCGAGATCATAGCCATCCTGAGCCAGAAGCGCTGGCCGCCGCTGGATGAAGACACAAAGCCTATGCCAGTTGTGCGTGACGATGTGCCCGACTGGACATGGATTACTGTGCTCGTTCTCGGTGGTATGCTAGCAGGATTCTTGCTGTGTCTCCTGCTCACCTGATAAAATGGAGTGTTCAATGATTGCTCAGTCGAGCACAAAGCAGCCAGGTCTCCTTGCCCGGATTAGACCTGGCTGCTTTCGTCTTCGTCAGGAATACTCTCTATCAGCGTGCTGGCGTCTACCCCGAGTGCTTTAGCGATTCTGTCCAGGGTTGGCGTGGTAATTGGCGTCGTTGGTGTGGTAAATATTCTTCTCATCGTCTTTACATCAATATCTGCCATCCTCCCCAATCTCGATTGACTGACTCCCTTCTCCTTTGCAACTTCCTTAACCTTGAGTCTGATCATGGTACTCTCCTTACCCGTTATCGAGAGCAGTGTAAGGTGTTGGTATCTGCTATGTAAGCGTGCAACTATAGACGGGGTTCTGTGATAAACTATTGGAAGACGGGGCATATATTCCCCCTCTTAGGATCAAATCGACAAGGAGCAAACATTGGACGACATCAGAAACGAGTATCACGTATCACCACCACCACCGCTCGATCTCAGACCGAGCCTGGCTGACATCTACCGGCAGACGTATTTTCGTACTGATCAGTGTGCAGAGAAGGCAGGCATTAGTGAGGAAATCATCTTAATGATGTTTAGCCATGTTCCCGTGGACCCGGCTGATGCTGCCAAAGTTCTGCAGGCTCTGTCAGAAATGATTGGCAGGAATTGCACGCTCGAAACGGTGAAAGTCGAACTTGTCAGGCCAAAGACTATCGAGTAGAATGTGCTCGGTAATCAAAATGCTCTTGCTCAGACAAGACACGGGCGCTACTCGAAAGGGTGGCGCTTTGTGGTAATATGCAGGCAGAGTGTCCGTAGCTCAGTTGGAAGAGCGCTGAGTGGAATCTCAGATGTCTCTGGTTCGAGTCCAGACGGGCGCGTTGACAAGCAAATTAGGAGTGCAGCCGCGCATATCTGCACAAAGCAAGAAGAGTCTTTCAGATCTGGCTAGCAAGGTTTGGAGGCTCTTTTTGTATGCAAAATTCGTAACACCTATTACGTTTGCGGTATAATGGTCATATATGATTAAGCATTGGTGAACAGTGGCACGATCCTGCACAATCTGTACTCATCCTGACAAGACAGCCATAGAGACGGCTATTGTCGCAAACGAGAAATATCAAGAAATATCGAAACGATTTGACATTTCGATATCTGCGATAGGAAGGCATAAAGACAATCATCTCAAGGCGGCTATTCAGGCAGTCCAGAGTAAGCGAGCTGAGCAGACTGCTGAAATCGTGGAGGAAGCTGAACAGAAGCAAGAGCACTTTGTCTGGAATCTGTTTGATGAGATGAAGTGGTTGCATGAGCAGGTCCATGTACTATATCAGTTGGCTAAGACTGAAGGTGATGTAGGCACTTCGCTGAAAGCGCTTTCTGAAGCCAGGCAGCAAACGAAGCTGTTCAGCGAGCTGCTTGTGGGGCAAGAGCCTGGCCAGGCTGAGAAGCTTGAAGCTGAGTGGCTACTCATTCGTGAAGCTATATTCACCGCGTTGGAACCGTACCCAGATGCAAGATTGGCAGTAGCAAGAGCATTGCTTGCACTTAGGAACAGAGATGATTACCAGTCTGATCGACAACTATTGCAAGCGGAGTCACCCGATAGCGTTAGCTGAGACCGCTGGAATCGTCCTGGATGACTGGCAACAAGAGTTAGTGAGCAGCTATGCATCTCGTTTCCTGCTTAACTGTTCTAGACAAGTTGGCAAGAGTACAACTGTATCGGTAATCGGTGTTGATACAGCACTCTATCAGCCGGGATCTACCACGCTTTTGCTATCGCCATCCCTTAGGCAGAGTAGCGAGCTGTTCCGCAAGTGTCTCGATATCTATCGAGCGACTGATAAGCCGGTGCCTGCTACTGCTGAAACAATCCTGAGGCTAGAGCTAGAGAACGGTTCTCGTATCTGTAGCTTGCCAGGGAATGAAGAGACCATACGCGGTATCAGCAAAGTCGATCTGCTCTTACTTGATGAAGCGGCGCGTGTGAAGGATGCACTCTATAAGTCAGTCAGGCCAATGTTGGCAGTGGGTCATGGTCGTCTGGGTTTGCTCTCTAGCCCATTCGGGACACGTGGTTTCTTTTATGAGGAATGGCAACGCAGGCATAAATGGAAATGGTGGGAGATTCCAGCTTGGAAGTGCCCAAGAATCACGCAAGAGTTCCTGGACGAGGAGTTAGAGAGCCTGGGTCAATGGTGGTACGACCAAGAGTATGGATGCAGGTTCCAAGATGCGGTTGATTCATCGTTCAGAAGCGAAGATATAGAGAGGCTGATTAAGCCAGAAATAGATGCATGGCAGTTGTTCTAAATCCGATAAGCATCGGAATTGACATAGGGAAGATACGCGATAACACGGCCATCTCAGTGGCTGAAGTCGTGCGTGTTGAAACTGGTCAGTATCGAGCTTGCAAACGCGTGCCTGCTCACATGCATCCAAGAACAGGCCAATTCGTACCTGCTAAAGACGCTGAACCAGTGCTCAGAACTCGCTATATCATTCGGCAAATTGGGCGTATAGCACTCGGTACGAGCTATACAAAGATTGCTGAGAAGATTGTGGATATGCTGCTTTCTCCTCAGTTTGAGCGGCGTCAAATTCGCGTTTATATTGACGTGACGGGTGTCGGACAAGCGATATTCGATATGGTCAAGAAGGAGCTGCACGAGCGAGCTAGCGGTGTGAATGGGCTTACTCTTGAGCAGAGAGAACGATTGAAGCGAGTTATGCTCCATCCAATCTCGTTTGTGCACGGGCAGAAGTACAATCGCAAGCTCGGTACGGTCGGAAAGTCGTTCCTGGTCAGCAAGATGCAAGCCAGATTACAGAATGATCAGGTTGACATTCCCAACACGCCTGAAGCGGTCGCAACCTGCGAGGAGCTGAAAGTGTTCAAGACCAACATCAGTCAGGATGGCAAGGACACCTATGGAGCTGCTACTGGTGCTCATGATGATTTGGCGGTCGCTCTCTGCTTGTCGTGCTTGGAAGACCCATACAGTTTGCAAGTAACGCACTCAGAAAGGGTGTATTGATGTCGCAACAGAAGCCACCGAGGGCTACGCTTTATCTCAACGATGATGATAAAACTGCCCTGGATGAGGTCAAACAGCACTACGGTATCACGTCGACGGCGGCGGCTTTACGTCGTGCGCTGAATGAGCATGCAGCGTCGTTGAGAGAGCCTAAGCCAGCAGAGAAGCGTGTCACGTTGAGCAGGAGAGTGTACTAGTATGCAGCAACCGACAAGCCAGCCCCAATACGAGATCACTGAGCAGGATAAGCAACAGAAAAAAGAGATCTACGAGGCATGGCAGGCGTACAGGGGCAAGTTTGCCAAACAACTCCCAACAATGGAACCTAGTGGCGTTGACCCCAACGCGAACAGTAACAGAATTGCTCCTATCGTTAGAACTGGCATGTACTTTGCAGCGGGCCGCCCCGTGCAATTCACGGTTGAGAAATCCGCTCCCCCCGACGCTCAAACATTCCTGGACAACGTGTGGGGAATCAACGAAAAGCGCATGTCGTTGCTTCAGGATCTATTTATCACGGGCGGATCTGCTGGTCAGGCGTTCCTTAGAATCATCCCATCTCAGAAGGCCGTTGAAGCTATTGAGGCAGGGCGAATTGATCCAACGGCAATCTTTTTCTTACGGGTCGTTGATCCGCTAAACATCTACGTACAGACAGCCCCTAAGGACTGCAAAACAGTCATGCTCTACTGCATTGAATATTCGACTTCGCAAACCATAGCAGGCAGCAACAACCCCCAACAGACATTTTACAGGGAAGAAATTCAACGTCTTGATCCTGATCGCCAGTCGGCTCTGGGAATGCCAGACACTGACGATACGTGGATCATGCGGAATTGGGTTAAGGTTGGCGAAAAAGGCCAATGGATACCCGATGGACCCGAGATTACATGGCCCTTCAACTTTCCCCCAATCTTCACATGCCAGAATGAGAGTGACCCGTGCAACTTTTGGGGATTGTCAGACACGGGGGGAGACTTGATTGAGCAAAACGATGATATTAACCTCAATCAGAGTAACGCACAAGCCGTGACAACGATGTATGCGGATCCGCTGATCACTGCTACAGGCGTTGGAGAATCTCCCATAGATAGGCAGATCGGGCGCATCATTCAGCTTCCTGAAGGTGGGCAAATTCAGGGTGTGCCTCTCCAGACAGATCTGGCTAACAATCTTCAGTTCACAGCGTCTCTTCGCTCCAACATGGATGAGCAGTCAGGCGTCCCTGCCGTCGCCCTAGGTCGGCAAAGCGACATCCCTAAAGGTAACGTGAGCGGCGTACTGATGGAGCTTCTATTTCTCCCATTGACCGCTAAAACTGAGATGAAGCGGTCTCGCTACGGGGGAATGTTTATCGACGTGTGCCAGGCGCTGTTACAAATGGTTGGCTTTTCACCTGCTATCAAGGTGACTATCGCATGGCAAAGCGCTATACCTCGTGATGATTTGCAGAGTTGGCAAACAGTGCCATTCCAGAGCCAAGCAGGCGTGTCTAAGGCGACGATGTTACGAGAGCGCGGCTACGATCCTGACGAAGAGGCAGAATTGAGCGCGGCGGAAGGAGCACAACAAAATGTCATGTTCTCCCGGGGACAAGGTTTCGCACCGCCAAATCAGCAACAATCGACGCAAGAACAGCCTGGTCAGGATGATCAGCAGCAAGGAGGGCTGTCGTGATAGGAGTGATCATACAGCTTTTATATGATGCTGGTTTCTTTATACAATACAAATATACCAATAATACGCATATATTCATCATCTGGAAGTGCTATAACGGGCTAGAATGCAAAGATTCATGGGTCGTATCCGACTTGTTTGTAAAACAGACCATGAGCAAGGATTTACTTATGGAATCTATGGAGCCACGCATGAAGCGTATTGATGAGGTGATCATGCAGCGCCGATTAATTGAGAGCACGCTAGACACATGACCACAGCCGCCACATCTCGCATTCTGCAAACCATAGCCGACTATCGCCAAAAGCTGATTGACCGAGAAGAGCGAGCCATGGCCATCATGGACGCCTATCATGCTCAAGTGCTGGACGAGATCAAGCTAAAACTCGATAAGCTTTATGGTCAGATCCTGGCAAAGTACAAGGAGATCGAAGCCAGTCGAGAGCCAGGCGACACGACGCCGTTAGACGTGCCTGCTAGCTGGATCCACGAGAGGATACGATTAGAGGGCCTGACGCTATTCATTCAGGGCAAAATTGACCAGTACGGCAACCTTGCATTGACCCAGACCAGGATGCTCCAGTACTTCGGTACGCAGCTCGGTCTTGAATCTGCACAGAGCCAACTGCATGACGTGGTACCCAGTGCGGTCAAGAGCGTGTTTGGTGTCCCTAGTGACAAAGTTCTTGCAAATCTTGTGGGTGCAACGCGGGCCGGTAGTCCGTTGCACACGCTCTTTCACGGCTTTGGGCAAGAGGCTGCTGAAAAGGCTGTACAGGCTCTGGTGAGTGGCGTGACGATGGGGGACAATCCACGAACAATAGCACCGCGAGTACAGCAGGCCCTGAACATCTCGCGAGCCAGGGCACTCACAATTGCTCGTACTGAGATGATGCGGTGCTACCGTACTGCTGCAATTGATACGTATAGGGCTAACAGCGATGTGTGCGATGGTTGGGTGTGGAGTGCTCAATTGGACGCTGTAACTTGTATTAGCTGTATCCTGATGAATGGGACGGAACACGGATTGTATGAGGATTTAGACGGGCACCCGAATTGTCGATGCGCAAAGTCACCTAAAACGAAATCGTGGGATGCAATCCTTGGCCCACTAGGCATATCGAGCGACGACATACCCGACACACGGCCTGTCTATCAATCGGGTGAGAGTTGGTTTCTGGACCAGGATGAAGCAACCCAGCGCAAAATTTTGGGCAATGCCAAATATGATGCTCTGCAAAATGGAGACTTTGAATTGAGCGATATCATTGGTCACTCGCATAGTGACGATTGGGGCCATTCAATATATGAGAAGAGCCTGAAAGATCTAGTAGGAGCAAAATGAGCAACATACCGATTATTGTTGGTGAATCGAAACCGCCAACATTCCCACTAAAGAATATACAGATCACGCCAAATGGTGATGTGATCGTGCAAATTGCATTAGAGCCTGGCTGGATTGTAAGTACGATGATCATCACACGGGATGAGATGGCCAATATTGATGCCATGCGTAAGGAGATACTCTTGCAGCAGCAGAAGGAACTGCAAATTGCGAGGCACGCATTGGAGACGAAACAGTGAGCACGCAAGAGCCAACACATGACCTAATCGAGCAAACAGCGTTTCCGCTCTCACTGTTACACGTCGTACAACCATCAACGCCGTACTACTGCGAAGCCTGCTATGGTGACTTTTCACCTGAATTACTGATTGCCGTTCCTGGTATCGTATTCCAGAATAGCAGGCGAGTCACGCCCTGGTCTGTATGTCGTGACTGTGCACAAAAGATCAGCGATGCACTGAGTGAACATGTCCGTAGCAAGTCGTAACATTTGCACCAACATATGCATTGAAATTGTTATGAAAGTAGAGTACAATTTATGCCAGATGAACCAACTCCATCATCGGTAGGGAATACCCAGGCGGTTGCACCTACATCAACTCCGACCCAGGCGGTCACAAGCACCACGAATACTACTCCTGATACCCAGGCGGTTGACGGTAACGAACAATTCTCCTTAGAGGAAGCGCGGAAATTACGGAAAGAGAACCAGGCGCTACGTGCTCGACAAAAGATCATTGATGATGCTGAAGAACAGAAGAGACTTGCAGCACTGTCTGATGTCGAGCGAACCAATAAGCAGTTAGCGGATGCAAAAGCAGAGGCAGACAAATACAAGCAACAGGCCGTCAATCTCCATGTGAAGTTAGCCGCCAAAGAGAAGGGATTTCTTAATCCTGATATCGTATCGGCTGCCATCGCAAGCCAGTTGGAATTCGATAAAGAGACCGGACTTCCGACGAACCTGGATGACGTGCTGGATAGGCTTTTAAAGAGTGATCCGTACCTTGCCAAGCCTGCTGAACCTGCTGGCCAGCAGCAACAACAACGCCCGACTCCGCAATTTACCGCCAATAATCCAGGCAGGGCTGGTATTGTCCAGCCTGGAAATCAGCCGCTTTCTCCTAAGGATTGGCCCAAGCTTGGGTCAGGAACAATCTTTCCAAACAAAGGTTAAGGTCAGGACGCTCTTCGCTCCTGACATCAGGAGCTTAGGAGCATGACAGTATCAACGCAAGCCGTCAACATTGCCACCTATGCGCAAATGAGCAATAGTCCAGCGGTCCAGGCTGTAACGTCGTCGCTAATCGATTATGGCAATGTTGTACAGGACATTCCTCTCTACACCAACCCATCACTATTCGTGAATGGTGCACGATGGGAAGGTAACTTGCCTACCGTGACGTGGAGGCCGTTGAATGCGGGCGGGACAACCACGCAAGGCACGCCGTCGCCTTGGCAGGAACAGGTCTACATCCTGACCAACTACATCGACGTTGATAAATATATCGTTCTCGATAAGAATCAAATCGGGAACCCTCGCGAAAATCAGGTGAAGGCGTACTTAAAAGCACAGACGTACGACTTCAATGATAAGTTCTTTAACAACGACCATATCACCGGAGATAAAAATGCGATCGTTGGCATCAAATACCGCATTAACAACGGTGGAACCTTTGGTGTTAGACCAGAAAATATCATTGATACAGGTGGCCTCGACCTGTCACAATCTGGTATTACATCAGCAAACGCTAATACGCTGGTTGAGTATCTAGACCAGCTACTCTGGTCAGTGGATTCAGACGACGGAACCGGCATTGTCCTCTATATGAACGAGGTACTGAAGAGGCGCTTCAATCGAGCTTTGCGCACGTTGGGTACGTCGGGCGGCCTCGATATCACCAAAGACCAGTTTGACCGCACGATCACCATGTACAAAGGCGCGGTGATTCGTGATCCTGGCTACAAGGCAGACCAAGCGACTCGTATCATTCCTGGCAACGGTAAGAGCGGATCTAGCGCCGTTGGCGAACTGGCTACGGGTGTGGCTAGCACCGGATCTAGTGCTGTGTATACCTCAATCTACGCTGTCAACTACAGCACCGACCATTTCTATGGATGGCAATTCGACACGATCAACGTGGAAGATTTGGGCTTGCTTCAAGTCGATGCAGCCGTATACAGGACGCTGATCGATTGGGCTGTAGGCTTCGCCAACAATTCAACACGCTCCCTAGGGCGTTTATATGATATCAAAATAGCCTAGAGAGGAGTGAGAATATGCCACAGGATGCAAACGCCGTCTTACAGGCGAGTGTCACAAAAACAGCTACGTTTACCGGCGCTGCGTTCACCTTGCCAGGAGGCACGCCGCGTCGTGGTCTCAAGGCACGCGTGATCTACTCTGCTGCAACCAATGCGAGCGGAAGCAATAGCGTAACTTTCCAGCTTGCTATGAGCTATGACGGGGGAAGCACATTCAATGTTGAGGCGCAAGCAGATCCAATCAATCTGAGCACGACTGCTCAATCAGGAGAGATTTTCATTCCATTTGAGATATCGCCTACCAGCGTGGCAAATGGAACGCAAATTGAGCTTCTTGCAGCATTTGCGGGTTCGGGGTCTACGCCAACGATCACGTATGAGTCTGCTCTAGTGCTGGCCAGACCGTAAGGAGTTAGGCGCAATGGCAGTTCGCTCAACAATGCTACAGCTTATTAAGCGCGTGCGAACA